GAGAATGCGAGTCATGCAACATATTCTGGGTTAAATGTTCAAGTCCATTCCGGTCAAAGTCTACTAAGAAATGGTAAGTGGTATAACGATGATTCGTTAGCCAGTGGTTCAAGATATAACTATACAGATGGAACACCTATATTTCCACTGCAAGAGGCACTAGGAACTGCTGCTAGACGCTCTGGACAGTCTGGAGATACAAACGACAACAAGACTACATATATGACGGGTAGGAATATTAGAACATCACCAAACACGGGGTTTGGAACTCAAACGGTTAACAACCGAACATCTGTTCAAGCAAAGGCCAGTGGTAGAATATATGGAGACATAACAGGAACAGGGGCTTGGTCTAAGACAACTGCAATTTCCTCAACATTCCTTGCTGATAAAGTCCCGACCCGTGTCAAAGTTGTTCCTTCAATTCTTCGTTATGAAAATGTAACAATCGAGGGGGTTGCATTTCGAAAACCAATTGTTGATTATCATATTCTAGTATCAGTTGTCAACACACCCAAAACGGTTCAAGCAGGTAACGCAACAGTTGACTATACAAGAGGCGCACCAAGATTAGGCCAGACTCACATTCGAGCAAACTATTCCGAAGATAGTGTAACAATATATCATGCTATATTCAGACTCGACCCAACACTTACAGGCGTTAAATTAGGAACTACTGCTCAAGCAAAACAAGTAACACAATCTGCATGGGGGTTACATCAAGTGACACCATTCAGACCCTTAACAAACCCATCATGGGCGAGAATACCAAAGTTGTGTGGAACAATAGAACCGGGTGGATTCTATCAACAAGGTGGCATTTCACATCTATGGGACGCAGATGCTTACGGTGGAGAGTTAATTGTAGGGGCAGATGCAATCGACGCATCAGACTTCAACTCGGCAGTGTGGGGCAACGGGCAAGTATGGGCTGATGGGGGCAATGGAGCAGCAGGGAATCCTAGAGGCAGTGAACTACTTCTATTCAAATGGACAGCCACTAATGACTCTCTATACACCGAAAATGCTACATCTGCAACAGACAATCCATTGTATAATCTATTAGTTGGTAAGTCTGAATCTCTCGATGCTAGAACTGGTATTTCTATCTCTGAATATGTGTATCAATGGACTATCCATGATTGGGTATTTCCTCAAGTCGAACTAATGAGATACTTAGGTCAAGAGAGAAAAGACCGGGCCAAACACCCGGACAGCACAACCTATGCACAGTCGTTACTTCATCCAACAATACATTGTTCGTCATTGCGAATCATGGAAGATGGGAAGATGATGATGGCTGCAATTCACCGAGATATGATAAGTAATACTGGGGATTATCCGAGTCCCGATATTAACCCTTGGCCTTGGAATCCAGATGGTTTTTCCAATCCATGTCCACCGGGTTTCTATTTCGATTCAACTGCCAAAACATGCAACCCAATACAAGATGAACAGAGCGACCCACTTAGCGGCACTGGTGAGGCTCTCATAGACCATCCAGACCCAGTGTTGAACTTCGGTGCTACAAACAACTACACTGGAACAAACTTTGGTGCTGTACCACCTTGGGGGTCAATGGTTGCTAACTCAAGTGCGAGAAGCCTCATTCTATTATGGTCGGACACCCCTGCAAAGAACGGCAAGGTGCGTGAAGGTAAGGCAATGTTCGACATAAAATATTCAACAGTTGACGGGGCAAGTAAAGGAACACAAAACTGGATAGAAGATGATACATGGTGGAGCGGTTCTCGAATCGCTTATTGGTTTCCCGAATCAGCACAGAGAGCGATACCGATTACTTACGGCTCATATCCAGAAGGACGTTGTTCTCACGCAGTCTTACCTAAGTGTCTCCCTCACATACTAAGTGATGGCTCGATTTTACATGGTTATCCATATCGACAAATGACTGACCGAGTTTCGTACTTAGGTTATACTACTATAACTACCCAGAAATCTGGTATAGACGCATGGGCGGTTGATAGATACAAGCATTTGAGAAAGACTAGGTTCATTCCTACAACCATTGGCTTTGCTGATTTCGGCTCATCTGCGAGTCCATACTGCGAGTTTGGATGGGCGGGTTGGGCTTTCCCTGCCTCTCTGTATAACACACGTTCCTATGACACTACGTCGTACTCAGAGGGTGATACAGATGCACCATTCGCGGGGTTGTTATCAACAAATGCTGCTAGGAAATTAGTCGGCCCTCTCGGTGGGTTCTCACATTTCGGACCTTTACATTACGGTCTTTCATCTAAAGCGCATCCGTACAGAACTGATAGAACTTGGAAACAGGTCCATGCCGGGTTAGGCTACGACATTCCGTTACATCTACTTGCACCCGGTCAGGTCCACGTCCGGGCTAGAGCAGGTGGAAAAGGAACTCTTGACTTAGAACTTGAAACGCCATTCTCAAGAACGGACACTCTTCACTTAGAAGGTGCAGCAGGTTTGTTGACTGGTTTTGATAAAGCAGGTGATGGTGGAACTATTGGACAGTCTTACCTACGTACTAATCTATGGGCTGACACAGCAAGAAGAACAACTAACAGTGGTAATGTTCTTTACAATGATGTTCTATTACCAAATGAGTTAATGGGTGGACCATTCGTTAGTGGTAATTCCTTGTCTGCGTTTTGGGTTAATCATCCAACAGACCACTTCCACGCAGGGGCTATACCTTTTATGACAGGCAGTGATTACGATTGGGATAAAGTCTACACTGCGGGTTATCCTCACGTAACATTGGCTCGAACACAGGAACTTAGTAAGAAGGACTGGGTTGCTGTATCTGAACAACTGAAATCATCAGTCGAAGTACACGTATCTAATCATGTAAGACCGTACTGGGATAGTGGTAGTATAGTGAACGCAACAGGTATATTATCCTCACAGGCTCACGTCACGGGGAATAGAAAAGAAATGAATGATACTGCGAGTGCGACAGGTGCAACTGGCGGCTATCTTGGTAAGGGTCAAAGAATATTGAGAACGCCCGATGGGACATTGCATCAATTTACAATTGCTCCATCAACTAAAACAAACCGAGGGAATCAACCTACGTATGTGCATTACTCAAAACCACCGGGTTCAGATTTATTCTGGAACAGACACGCTGAACAAATTGGTGCAACAACAACTGGTCGTGATGAAGTCCTACTTATTTCAGAGATAGGTGGGTCTGCACTTGACACTAATGATAAGATATACGGAGCAGCATTCGCATCAGATAGTCTAGGAACGATACACGCTGTTATCGAGGTAGCAAGGGACGATTCTGCTAATATTACAGGCGCACCAGTACGCAGACTCTTCTATACATATGCAACTAGAAACATAGTCGCATCTTCACCGGACCACGTGTATAAGTGGGACTGGTCGACTGTTACACCAATCAACATCTCAGCAACCAACAATCCATACACCACCGGGGATAACATGATGCAGCCTACATTAGTATGTGATTCTAAGGACAGGCTTCATTTGGCTGCTGTTCATTATAGACAAAGTGCTACTGAATATTCAGTTGTGTATTCAATAAAAGAACAGAATGCAAGTTGGGTTGCCCTTCCGAGTGGTAGTCCAACAACTTGGGATGATGGAAGATGGGTTTCAGTTGATACTACAACATCCGGTAGGATAGACTCACCTAAGTTAGCCCTTAGAGGCGACGACGTTCCTTTCATCTTCTTTAGAAAAGATAACAACACAGCGAATGCCAAAGTGTATGCTTGTCAAGGCGACTTAGGTTCTGGCACAGTGCATACTTTCGCAAGCCCACTTTACTTACATGAAAATGATGCTGATGTATGCGAGTGGTATGATGCAATCATAAACGAAGAAGATAGGATATATGTAGTCTGTAAGTTAAGTAAAGTCGATGACGTTGCCGCTAATGATGTAATGATAACCGCCATGAATGCTAGAGACGTATTGTCATCGACGACAAAGACTGTAAAACATATTTTTCATCCTATCTCTGGCGACCCATTCGATATGTCCGACATGACAATGACAACCAATGGGGACGGGAATATTCACATCGTCGTTAGATGGCGTAGTAACCTACAATATACGACAGTGCCTACCCCAGAGGTCGACGGTGCTGCACCGCTTGGTTGGCCCGCAGCCATTGACCCTGCACCATTGACAATAGCAGGTACATCGGGGGTGTGGACGCAACGCTCACACTTCATGGAGATATGGCTTCCTTCTTTCGAGTTTGATGCTGCTACTGCTAGTGAGAATGTTATCCGTTCTATGAACGTCCGTTGGCTATCTGTACCTTCAATGAAAACGGATGGCACAGAATGGACTATACTAGGTGCTGCTGAAACTCTTGCAGGTAGTGAGGACTTCACTCACGATGCACCACAATTACGTTACCAAAGATTCTGGGGACATAATGCGGCAGACTTAGACTTGGCTTGGACGACTAACCCATTGGCTTGGTATAGGACACCACACGCAGGGTCGTCCTTGTACTGGCCTTGGAGCGGGGCTTTGATTACCCGCATAGGCGACCAAGATGCCGTGAGTGGTACTACTAACCGACATGGGTTTTAGAAGCAAGCACACATTGACTCGCCGCTAATTTCTGCTTGGGTACATGAGTCGCAAACCATACGCCATTCGCCCGCCCAGTATTCTTGCATGTTTTCGTGTTGTTCTCCGCATTGGTAGCAGCGTCCGTTACTCATGTACTGCGGTAGGGCTAGGGGTATATAAGATGTTCGCTTTGTGTTTGTGAAACTGTATAACAGATACCCTTATATACCAATGCACACTCGGATAGAACATGAGCAACCGAAACAGCCTACGAGAATACTGGAACGAAAGACAACAAGCACGTTGGAATAGGAATGAGGGAGAAACTTATTCTGAATACATCGTTAGAGAATTGAATATATCATTAGAGCATTTTGGACGCTCTGAAAGAGCCGAAGTGAGAGACGACCATGTTTACTTCTGCGGTATGACTGTCTTAGAACACTGGGCTGACTGGTGCGACTGCCGCCCTGCATCTTGGGTATGCACCGACCACACTAACCCTAACGAAACTGTTGTCTGGAATCACAGAGAGCATGAAGGTGAAAAATGGTCTGGTAGTTTCAACGTATGGCATCAATTCGTAGTATCAACTCTCTGCCACATCGAAGGGTGTGGTTGGACTGGCGACTATCGAGACGGGGACGCTTGGGTGTTCGACCCTATCGCTAACCCACCGTATGAAGGCCGAACAATAAGTGTGCAAGAATTGGCTTCACTTATGTCTTAGACTTCTGCGACAAGCACTTCGGTTGTTAGGACTAACCCTGCAATCGAAGCGGCTGTCTCCAGTGAGTTTTTGACAACCTTGGCAGGGTCAATAACACCCTGTTCTATAAGGTCGCCAAACTCTAAAGTCTTAGCGTTTAGACCGTAGTTAGGGTCATTCATTTCTATGACCTGTTCTAGTGCTTCATCACTATCAACACCTGCGTTAAAACACAACTGATGGAACGGCTCTGCTAGTGCATCATGAACCATCATCATACCTAGCCATTCGTCGCCTTCATGGTCGTCTGAGGCATCTAGTATCTCATCTCTAGCACGTAGATACATGATAGAGCCACCTACCACTATACCTTCTTGTAAAGCGGCTCTAGTAGCGTTCAATGAATCATCCACACGTGCGATTCTTTCTTTCATCTCTGCTTCGGTTTTACCACCGATGTGTAATACTGCAACACCGCCGGAAATCTTACCTGCTCTTGCTTTCAATGCCTCTGCTTCCCAATCAGTTTCAGCATCATTCGCTTGAGAAATAAGTGCTTGTTGTCTTTTGTTAATATCTCCCTCTGTACCACGACCGCCAACTATTGTTGTTTTCTTCATCGTACATGAGATTGAAGCAGCACCACCTAAAGATTCTATTCCGTTCCTTTGAGTCGACATTCCCTTACTGGAGAAAATCGGAACTGCTCCTACAACCGTAGCAATATCGGTGAGTATTTCTTCACGTGAATTACCAAATGAAGGTGCTTCTACTGCTGCAACTTCTAAAACACCACGCGAAGCATTAAGGGCGAGCGTAGCCAAAGCCTCACCTTCCATCTTGGTAGCGATAATCAAAAGCGGTCTTTTCATTTCTACTGCATAATTTAGAACATCAACAATTTCTTGAGCGGTTCGAATGGTTTCGTCGGTTACTAAAATCAAAGGTTTCTTCATCGACGTTTCTTGTTTCTCCGGGTCTGTAATAAAATGTGAACTAAGTAGCCCCTTAGTAAACTCAAGTCCGTCAACAATTTCCAGTGTTGTGTCGAGACCATTCGATTCTTCAATCGAGACAATTCCATCTCTTCCTACTGTTTGAAATGCTTGTGAAATCAGAGAGCCGATTGCTTCATCGTTATTGGCTGCTATTGTTGCTACATGAATCAAAGACGTGTCGTCAACATCGGTAGCCGCATCTTCAATTGACTTGACTGCTATCTGAACCGCTTTATCAAAACCTTTCTTGATGTGTATTGGGTTACGACCTGTTTTCATTTCAACTAATCCTTTATTGCATAATGATTGAGTTAAGATAGAGGCGGTAGTTGTTCCATCCCCTGCATTATCTTGAGCCTTGCTTGCTGCTTCTTGAATCAGACGCACACCCAGATTGGCATACGGGTCCTCTTGCATATCAATATCTTTAGCAATAGTAACACCATCATTGATTACAATAGGAGAACCATACTGTCTCTCTAGTATAACTGTTCGAGCCGCAGGTCCTAATGTTGGCTTGACTGAGTTAGCAACTTCGTTTATTCCTCTCATCAATGCTTCTCTTGCTTCTTCTCCATAGATTGAACGCTTCATTCGACCACCCCTATTATGCTCACGGTTCTAACCATCAAGCAAACATTTCCGTTCCACTGTAATGATGTACCAGAGTCTTTCTCTATCAAAACAATATCGCCTATTTTATAGTTAGATTCTTCATGATAAGGTGTTATTGCTTCTATCACACCGAAGCCATATGATGCTGCTTCGTCTTGTAATAATATTCCACTTGTTGTTGTTTGTTCTGGGACCCATCGTCTAACTAGGGCATATCCTTTCGTCGGTGTTAAAACTCTCACAAGCGGTTCGAGACCTAAGTGTAATATTAAGCATACGGTAAATAACTTTACTTTACCGTCTATAAGCATGGATGATGAGGCCGAGCGGTATGTTCGCATCGTTAGAGACCCTAATGACGATGAGTTTGTCATTACCCCGCCAGATAATTTGAAAGATTTCGTCGAGGAATTAGGGCAAGACCCACGCAGACCGAGGACAGCGATTGCTCGGTTCGTTTCTCGAACATGGGCTGAGGTTCAGTGGTTGAATTATAGAGCAAGAGATACAGTAGCGGAACACGCTATGACCGTCGCTGACAAAGAAGATATTAACAGACCTGCTCACTACCCACAGGACTTCGGTCTTGGTTTAATCCCACACCCAAAAACGATGACGGCTTCTTCAAATGAATGGACGACAAGCGGACCAACAACTTACTGTTATACTAATCTCGCATCACCAAAACCATTCGACCCTCATCTTCACACCGGGTACACCGGGGCAACCGATGGCTTCGGTTATCTCTACGCATCTGCGTCGATATTCCCAGACCAGTACGATTTGACGAGCAGACGTGGCGGTGGACCACGTGGCGGTTTTGCATTTACAACAGGACCGACCGAAGGTAATTATCCAACATCAGTTTTACCAAACCCAACATTCAATCTAGGAACATTGGGTTACAGCAATGGCGGTTGGAATCCAGAAGGTCTACAATGGATGAATAGACCAAGACAATTTCAACTAGGAAATCTAAGAAACAACTGGCCTCACAAAGTTTTCTTCGTTAGGTCAAGGCAGGTCTTGGGTCGAACAATATACGGGCAGATAGCAGAAGATGAGGCAACACCAAAGACACCTGTTGTATTAGTTAATGGAAGTAGACCCTTACATGGTGTTAAGTCGATTTCTTCAAAGGATAACTTGAACACACCACGACAATTAACAATCAACATATCATCTGTTGCGGGACGAAGGAGCGGCATAGCAGAAGTCGGAGAAACGATTCAAGTTTACTTAGCCCCACGTATGTGGTCTAATCCACCATTGATATTCACGGGTTATGTAGCAGGGATAGAAGAAACATCAACCAATATTAGATTAACTTGTCTTGATGCACTGGGCTTCTTGACAAATGAATATATCACGGAAGAACCTGCTCACGCCAATGGTAATATTTCTACTATGATTAAATCCATAGTTGCTGAATCAAGTTACAAACCACCTATCGCCCGCATCATCTCTGACTTCCGATTTAATTTACCAACTGGTTTGAAGTTTAAGGGTAAGACGAGATTAGCAGCAATTCAAACTCTGCTGAGTTTTGTGA